CAAGGATGTGTTCAACACCATCCACGACACCAAAGAGATTGTGGACATGGCATCAAGTGTGGGCAAATACTACGACGAGTTACACAGAATAAATTGTCATAAAGAATTAAGCAGTGAAATGACAGGTATGGTTCTCGAACAAGAACATATCAAAGCAATTTGGCTTGCCCTCAACGCAAGTTACGCATTGGAGGCATTCCGCTTCATGGTAAGTTTTGCTACGTCATTGGCCATGGTAGAGAATCGCATCTTTATTGGCAACGGCAACATCATCAGCCTAATCCTGCAAGATGAAATCCTGCACAAGGACTGGACTGCTTGGATCATCAATCAAGTTGTGAAAGAGGATCCGCGATTTGCACAAGCCAAAAAAGAGTGCGAAGCCGAAGTTTATCAACTGTACCTGGATGTGATCCGCGAAGAAAAAGCCTGGGCTGACTACTTGTTCCAGAAAGGTCCTGTGATTGGACTCAATGCCAACATTCTCAAAGACTTTGTGGACTACACCGCAGTGGGCGCACTCAAAGAGATTGGTGTCAAGTATCTGGAACCTGCACCACGTAGCACACCAATTCCCTGGTTCATGAAGCATGTGGACACGTCAAAGAAACAAACTGCACTGCAGGAGAACGAATCAACTAACTACGTTATTGGCGTCATGAGTGATCAACTGGACTACGACGAATTACCAGATTTATAAAAGGAAAAAACATGAAAGCCATAGTATGGTCCAAGGACCAATGCGCCTTTTGCGAACAAGCCAAAGGCCTGTTGGAAAGTCGAGGCATTGAATATGAAGTGCGCAACATCAGTCACGACTGGACACGTGAACAACTATTAGAAGCAGTGCCAACTGCCAGATCAGTACCACAAATCTTCTTGGATGAAGAATACGTGGGTGGATTTAACGAACTTAGAAAGAAACTAAATGGTTGAAATAGGAAAAACATACACCATGCGCATGGGCTATGGTGAAGAGATAGTGGCAAAAATCACAGCATTTGACAGCAGTACTCTCACGTTGAGCAAGCCTGTGGCAGTGGTGCCTGGACAGCAAGGTATACAGTTGATGAATAGTTTGTTCACAGCAGATCCCGAGGCAGAAGTCACGGTAAATAGATCTAGCGTGGCCATGATTGCCCCTGTGCGTGAAGACGTTGGGGACAGTTATTTGGAAGCCACAACAGGTATCAAGCCTGTGCGCAGTAAAATCTTAATGGGATAAAATGCCAGCAGTACAACGACAAGGTGATCCAAACACGTCAGGAGGAATAAACACTTCAGGTGTGGCTTCTGTACGAGTAAACGGCCGTCCCATTGTTATACCTGGTATTGGGGTTACACCGCATCCTTGTTGTGGATCACCCGGTTGCGGTATACACTGTTCGGCAGTGACCTCAGGTGGATCAGGCACAGTACGTGCTGGCGGACGTCCTGTGATACGTGATGGTGATGCAGACACTTGCGGACATCCTCGCACAGCAGGATCTGCTTCAGTGAGGGCAGCATAATGACACAATCAGTGGCAACACCACTGCAACTGTGGGCTGGTGTGGGCATGTATGCCGGCAATGCCATCACAGCCAACACTGCTTTGGCCAACAATATTGCTGCTTACAATGCATTGGTACCTGTGGCCAATTTGTTGCTGACCATTGGGTTGGCCACCAGCAATGCAAATCTTGGTATCACTGCTGGCACTATAGCTAATCTCAAAACCATTGGTGCCAGTGTGAGTGGCAACTACTGTCCGGCTTTGGGAGACAGTGTGCCCAGCAATGTGTCATGGACTGTGGGCAATGCAGGTTATGCCACCAGCATAACCACAGCAGCCAGCACTTATCTTGGTGGAGGAGACTTTGGTAAATTTGCACAGGCATTCGGCGCAGCACAAGGCTATATCAGTCTCACCAATGGTATTATCAACAGTGCAGTCAACGTCAACAGTGATGATTATCTTGGTCCCACATTTACCAACATGGACGACACCATTTCTGGAGACATCTACAAAGTCAACTTGGCCGGACCGGCATTCGGTGCAGATCTAGCCAACATTGGTTGTGCAATCAAGTTCACTAGATTAGAACGTATTGGCACCCCTGCGGGATTGCTGCAAAATTTAGCCGAATGTGGCAACATGTTGAATGGGTCTACTCCTTGCGTAACTACCGCATTAAAATCTGAAGGGTTAACTGACCAAGATATTTCAGATCTTGTGAATGACAATGTGCAAAGCCTGTACAATCAGAATGGACTTACACAAAATCAATTTGATACTTTACAAAAACGTGCATATCCAGCATTGGTTAATGTTACTGGTGATTGCTTGGCCGAAGTTCTGTCAATTTTGGATTGCACCACTCCCAACATTGCCACCATGGCAGATCTGCTGAATCCCGTAAAATTATACCCTACCAGTTTTAGCAGTTTGACGTTGCCCACCCCTAATGGTCCTGTGTTGATCTACAACACTGATGGCAGTGTCAACAGTGCGATTGAGCCCATATTAAATTCTGGCACAGTGAGTCCCAAGGGCTGTGACGACTTGGCCAAGATTGTGCCATCAGCACAGGCACAGGCCAATCGCGCACTACAAATTGCCTATCAACAGGTCAAGGGCATAACTGGCACCACCACACAACAACTGGCGACAATACTGCAATGACCACACTCACACAAACAGCAGCCGAAACAGCAGCCTACACAAAAAAACTAGGCACACTCAAGGGTCTTGATTTGATCAACGCACCTTCGTCTACACCTGTACCTGATGCGGTGCCCACATACTATCTCACTCAATTGGCCAAAGGATCTGGACCCAATGGCACGTTCTTGACCACAGACTTTTTTGGATCAGCGGCCGGCATTCCTTATAATGATTATTTGACCACAGTCACTAGTACCATCTCTGCACAAGTTACCGCTGGAAATCTTAGCGCACTCAACACCATATACTCTCAAATGGTTGAAGTTGTCACCAGTGGATATGGTATTCCTCCTACTATAACCATACCAAGTGGTCCGGCCGCAGGTGTGTATCTCACATACAATGCTGCATTGGCTGCATTGATCCCGGCCGCTGATGCAGCCATTGGCACAGCCATCGCAGCCATGGGTGCCAATACCACCGCCACACTGAACACTGTCTGGACTGAGATGACCACACACAGTGCCAATGAAGACACATTTCAAGCCTTGGCTTCGATTGACTATGCCACACTCACAGCCGGCGCACAATTGCCTATCACGGCTTTTATTCCTGCCTTAGCCGGTTATGGTCAAGAAACACAACAAGGCATGGCTGCTGAATTTTTAGAAGCCATTGCCAACACTGCCAACCAATATGGGCAGGCCATGGTGGGTGCGCTACGTGAAGGACGCAACACCGCAGGCATCAATGCAGTGAACTTGAAAATTGACAATGCAGTACCCAGCCTGCCCAATGCTGTACCTCCACAGGCCACACTGAGTGACAGCACATACACACCTGCACAAGCACGGGCACAAGTACAAACCTAAAAAGTAGTACTTTTTTGCTACTTGACCAATAATTCCCAATTTGCTATAATATAGACATAGAGTAGCAAAAAGGAGCCAAAATGACTGCACTAGTTGAATACACATTGGAACTGTACAAATCTGACAAACGTGTCAAAGGCGGTAAGCGTCTTGTTGCAAAAGAAGAATTTGCTCCTGTTACCAGAGCCTATATCCGGGCTGTGATTGAATCCAAAACTAAATTGGGTTTCATTGTGGAACCCCATGAGACTTGGGTTACCAAACGCAACATGATGACTGGTAAAACATACCAGGAACGTTATGACACGCCTTACTTCTGCTCACCCTCGAGCGAAACTTTTTGGAGCATGTAATCATGAAAAAACTTTTAATTACATTGGGGTTGGTTGCAAGTTTTTCTGCTAATGCTGGTACATACGCAGAAAATTTAGAAAAAATAAAAAATGAAGACCCTGGATTCTATTCTCTTTATATTAGCAAACCAAGTCCAAAACTTATATACACCTGTGGTGTAATTACCTTAGAATACAGTGAACAATATAAACAAAATTTATTGCTTACCAGACACGCCGGTAGCGGAATGGTTTTTAATCGTGATGTCCAAACATTGATTAATATAGCACAAAATTCTTGTTCCGCAAAAAATGCCAATTTAACCATTGATGTTCTTACATATAACAAATAACAAAACTAGAGTATTACCTTTTTGGCGGTTGACCAATAATTGCCAAAATGCTATAATATGAACATATTGTAACAAAAGGAGCCTGAAATGACATACGCAACAATCCAAGAAGTCAACACTGCCATCATGTTTAGCAATTTCTCAAACGAACAACTGGACTCAATTACCAGTGCTGTACAGTATGCTCGTGCCCAGCTTCGTGCAGTGAAGATCCGTGAGTTCACCAAAGGTGACACAGTGAAGTTTCACAGCACCAAACGTGGTGTCACAGTGAAGGGCATAGTGACCAAGGTTGCTATCAAGTATGTCACAGTCAAAGACGGTGTGACGCTGTGGAAAGTGCCAGCCAACATGTTGGAGGCCGCATAATGAATGAATGGATCTTACTCGTTGCTTTTATCAGCCCTGGTGGCAACTTCATGGACAAAGTGCCTGTGACCATGCCCACCAAAATTGCATGCGAGCGAGCAATCAAAAAACTGCCCAAAAAAGGTGAGCACCCAATGGGCGTACAGTATCGCGGCGTGTGTGTCACACAGGCACACTGGAATGGCACTGAGCCAATGAAAAACGTTCCACTTGATTGACGGAGACAAACATGGGACTTGACATGTACGCATACGTGGCCGCCCGAGCAGGCCAGCAAGATGAATTTTACGAAGGTGCAGAGTGGGATCCAGATCATAAAGAGCATCGCAACCCCAACGTCAACCGGCCAAGAGAAATTGCCTACTGGCGCAAGCATCCTAACCTGCATGGTTGGATGGCACAACTGTGGCTTCTACGTGAAGGCAATGCTCTGAGAGAAACAGACAACTTCAATGGCATTGAACTGGAACTCACCGCCGAGGACTTGGACAACTTGGAGTATGCAGTACAAAACGATCAACTGCCAGGCACATCGGGATTCTTTTTTGGCAATGACGCAGACGATTACTACAAGCCTAACGATTTGAAGTTTATTCAGGAAGCCCGTGCAGAAATGTTTTTGGGTTTGAAAGTATTCTATAACTCATCATGGTAACACTGTAAATATATGAATGACATTGACTTCACACACAAACAATTCAACGGTATTACTGTGGCAGCCGATTGGATAAGAGACTTAGAAGCATCTGACAGTCGCTTGCACAAAGAGCGTGTGATTGAAAAAGCATTGTTGGCCTCAAAGTTGGGCAGTGCCAATGCACAATGTTTTTTGTTCAACTGCTATCAAGCATACAATCCCTACTACACATTCCATGTGAAACAAGTGCCCGAGAGTTCTGGCATTGAACATGCCGAAAATCCTTGGCCTGTGTTTTGGGGCTTGCTGGAAGGCCTGCGCACACGATCGTTCTCAGGACATCGTGCTCGAGACGCCATCTTGGAAACAATGAAACGCTTTGATAGTGTAGAGTGGAACAATCTCTGCAGACGTGTGTTGATAAAAGACTTGCGATGCGGCATCAGTGAGAAAACTTTGAACAAAGTTTTGGGTAAGACAGAGTGGCGGATTCCTGTGTTTAGTTGCCAACTGGCACAAGACTCAACAGACCAGCCCAAGAAGTTGAAAGGTATCAAGCGCCTGGAATGCAAACTGGATGGTGTGCGTGTGTTGGCTGTAGTACAAGGTACTGATGTCACGCTGTACAGCCGCAATGGCAAACAGTTTGAAAACTTTCCGCAGATTGTGCAAGCCATTGAGGAACATCGCAAGGCATTTTTTAATATTCCCCACGGTGGTCGTTTTGTGCTGGATGGCGAGATTGTGGGTGAGAGTTTTCAGAAATTGATGAAACAAGCACACCGCAAATCAGATGCTGTTACTGATGGCATGGTTTATCATGTGTTTGACATCATACCGCTGGACAGTTTTATCGAAGGTCACTACAACGCACAACAACACAAACGCATTGAGATGTTGGAACGTGCTCGATTGCCTGAAGATGGTCCTATCCAGATCATGAACGGCTTGGATGTGGACTTGGACACAGCCGAAGGACATGACATCATGCAACGCTATGCTGAAGCTGCCGTGGCGGGTGGCTTTGAAGGCATCATGATCAAGAGCATGGATGCACCGTACCTGTGCAAACGCACCGATTACTGGATGAAATGGAAACCCACAATCACAGTTGATTTGAAAATTGTGGGTTTCGAACAAGGTACTGGTCGCAATGCTGACCGGTTGGGTGCTATAATCTGT